ATTAGAATACGGAGGTAGACTTAATCAAATCGATAGAAGTAATTTGGATGAATTTTTAACTAGAAATCTTCTACCAAATACATCTGTTGATAACACTTGTTTATCTAGTGCCAAAGATTTTGAAACTTTCAAAACCAGTGAAGAGGTTTTAGATAGAATAACCAAGAAACAGTTAATTGACTTATATAATGAAATGAAAGATTTACTGGATGATGATGAATCAGTTTCAGATTTTTGGATTAGTTTGACAGAAAAGATAGCAAAAGATCCTGCTAACACAGAGTATACTTTGTGGGACTTAATAAGCGAAGATGAGTTTGTAAAATCATTTTTGTTATCGGGTCACAGACAACAAGAAACCATTATAGGTAGATACTCTGTGGTTTCTAGAGAGTTAGAGAAGATAAATAACAAGGGTAATGAGTGGGTAAAGATTAATTACCAATTTAGAATGGTTTTTAATAAATCTAATTTTTCTTTTGTTGATATGATTCGTCAAATCAAAAAATTAGATAGTAACAAACACTTAAAAGCTGTTATGAAAAATAATGCATCTTTCAAGAAAAGAAAAGACCAGGCGCCTGAGCATGAAATATTACCAAATTTGGCTTTTGACATTTGGAGTGGTAAAGGATTTGTGGTCAATCAAATGACAGTTTCCGAAGAGGCAAAACAAAACTTTCATAATTTTGTTGAATTCTTAGAAACTAAACAAATGCAAATTATAGGTCAATATTATAATGATAAAACTATCGAGCCTGATAAGATGCAAAGTCGAATGAATCTTGAACTGATTGATAATATTTTTAGTTACGATGTATCTAAATGGACAAAGAAGTTGAAGAAACTTAAAAATCTTATAAATTATAAGGATAGACCTGAGTTATCTGGTAGTCAGACTAAAATAGATAGAATAGTAAATCAAGAACATGGAACTAATCCGTGGAGTTTATTGGCGATATTACTTGTCTCTAAATTTCCAAATGGAAGTAAAATGCTTAAGGACAAGAAAAATGTTCATAAGATTTTAGATTTATTTTTTAAGACTTTTTTTGGTGATGAACATCTCTCTATCAAAAAAGATGAATTTGATATTAATTGTACCGTACTCGAACTATATTTAACGGATTCAAAGGATCATGATGGTATGCCTAATTCACATCACGGTAGAGCGGAATTGTTTTTAAACAAGGAAAAAAATGAACAATTCAAAAATAATTATGATGAAGAATTTGATGGAGACAGTAATAAAAAGTTTACTGATGATACTTTAGAAGAAATAGAAGATGTTACATTTATGACAAAATTAGTTTGGTGGGAAGACAACCACAACGGCAAACCAGTTGCGTGTGGTTACACTAACGAAGGTAGATGTTCAGATATATCTGCCGAACATTTAGAAAACGATACTAATAAAGTTAGAGTTTTAAGACACAGAGGTCCTAATTCTGCAGAAGGTAGGATTCAAAAAACTATTAAAACTAAATCTGATTGGTACAGGCATATGGCACAAATTCAACAGAACTATTTAGAACTACATGGTTCTGAGAGAGTTGTAAAGCAAACTCAAAGGGGTTTGATTGATTATGCTGAATATTTAGAGGAACAGGAGAAATAATGAAAGAGTTATCACCACAACAAATACAAGAAAATTGGGAAAAACTAAGAAGTCTCATCAATGAAACATTTGCTGGAGAAAGACTTGATGACTTAAACAAAATGTATGATTACTTTGAAGAAAGGATGATGTTGGCACCAGCAAGTGGAAAAGAACACTTCCACAATGCACATCCTGGTGGGTATGTGGAACATGTTTTACACATTACTGATTTAGTCGTTCAGATATATGACCTTTGGGGTAAGAATGGTGCGACCATTGATAATTTTGATAAAGAGGAGTTGATATTTGCTGCTCTTCATCACGACTTAGGTAAAGTTGGTGATTTATCAGAGGACTACTACACACCAAATGATTCAGACTGGCACAGAAAGAATCAAGGGTTGATTTACAAACACAATGGTAAGTTACAATACATGACAGTAACAGATAGAGCTATTTGGTTGTTACAACACTTCGGTATTCAGATGACAGAAAATGAGTATCTTGGATTAAGATTAACCGATGGTATGTATGAAGAGGCTAACAAGAGTTATTATATTAGCTATTCAAAAGACCGACAACTTAAAACTAATATTGCTTACATATTACATCAGGCAGATATGATGGCGAGTAAGATTGAAAACGATGAATGGGTAAGAGGTGACCACGATATTAAAGTGGAGAAAGAAGTTGAGGTGAAGAAGAAAACAGAACAATCAGCAGCTGCTAATCAAGCATTCAAAGACCTATTCGGAGAGTAATGTACTTAGATTATTTCGACAAGTTTAAAAACCAAGAACCATATCTTCA